CAGAGAACCAAGCAATTTTGCAGTGGATGGCAGAGCATAATGGTCTCATTCAGCCCTCAGAGTACTTTGAAGCTTATGGTCAAGTTATGGCAAAGATTTCCAAGGCACCAGTAGTGGGGAGAGGTTTATCGCTATCCTTTAGAGAGACTCTTGGAAGAGCAGAGGCTGCTTTTACTGGAACTAGAAATATGATTGCTGCCGAGATGAATAAAGGCATGTTCACAATGGCTGTCAGCAGCGGTAAAGAATTTGAGCAGGTCATGGCTATAAACTTCTTGTCTGGAGCCTTTTCATCTAGGGGAGCAGGAATATCCGCATCCTGGAGAAGCTTTGAGTCAGGTCTTGGTTTTCTAGCGCCCAGGTTTAATAGGGCTATAGGAGCTCAATTAGGGCATATTGTAATGAATCCCACAAGCTATACTGGAAAGCAAGCGGTTCAATCTTTGATTGGTCTTATGACAGCAGCTTATACTGCTCACACACTTGCTGCTTTAGCGCTAGGGCAGAAGCCAAGATTAGACCCTAGACCTAAAAAGTTTGGTGGTGATGGAGCAGACTGGCTTGGAATCGAAATCAAGGGACACATGGTTTCACTTGGTGGCATGTTTTCCAAGATACGGCAAATCGTTAATATTATCAGCGCTGGTATTGATGACCCTGATGCATTATTAACAGAATGGGATATGGGGAATCCCATTGTGCGTTCGTTGCGGGGTATGTCAGCACCGCCTACGGGTGCTCTCTGGGATTACATTTCAGGGCACGACTATCTTGGGAAGCCTATCGAAGGTGTGACTGGAACCTTGGCTTGGGCAGGGAAGAAGATGGTGCCTATATGGATAGAGGCAGCGATGGAAGAAGGGCTGAGTGGAGCAGTTATTGCCCCTGAAATATTGGGTGCTCGGCAATTTCCTATCAGCAAGTGGGAAAGGGTTAAAGCATTAAGGGATGAGATAGCTCGAATGGAAGGTAAGGAATCCTGGTTGGCTCTCAGCGCCCTAGAACAGCGCAGGTTTGAGAAGAAGTATCCTGAACTGGCTGACCTAACGAAATTAGCTAAAGAGGAGATGAAGGAAAGGCCAGTAACGAAACGCACAGCGGAAGAAACATCCTATTTTGATGAGGTAGAAGCTTTAGGGGATAGGTTAAGGGTTAAGCTTGAGGCAATTCAGAACGAATATGAGGGTGGTGGGCTAACTGGGCAAGATTTACGAAACCTTATCAGTGATGCCTTTAGCGAGCATGGAGTTGTGTTTGATGATATTAAGAGACGTCACCCAGGGATGGAAGCCAAGTTTGCCGAGTGGCAATCAAGGAATCTTGAAACATTAGCTCGTGAAGGCCTAACTCTTCCTAGATTTGATCAAGCGCTTTCTGATTATTACCGAACTGTGGATGACCCTAACTTGGAGTTGCCCACAGGGGGATATGACTATAGGGAACGAGATAGAAGGGAGAAGGCCTTTAAGGAAAGATGGGGTGAGGCAATTTGGTTGGAGATTAAAGAGTATCACGCTTCGGGTAGAGATGAGCCTTTAATTGTCCAAGATTGGCGGAAAGCTAAAGACATATTACGTCCTTATTGGGAGATAGATGATGATGTTTGGGCTCAGCGACCTGGTCTCAGGAGAACGATGGATAGGATTGAGGCTTATGAAAGGAAAGGCGAGATAGACAAAGCAAAGATATTAAGGCAGCAGTACCGGTCTATTAGCCAGGTAGAACGAATTATCCAGGCAAAGAAACAAGCTTTCTTGTTAACCAATAAAGAGGCACGGAGGCTATATGACCTATTCTATAGGCGCTAATATTTGACAATTATGTCAGGCGATGTTATGTTAAATAACTGGAGGTCATAATGGTAGAAGAAACTTTGCAACCCCCTGAAGCTGAACTGGGAGAAGGTGAAATCCTTGCACCAGAGGCGGCAGAGGGTGAGAAAGAGACAGCCTACACTAAAGAGCAGGTAGAAGCTGCGATTGGTCAAGCTCTCAAGGAAGCGAGGGCTATTCAGTCAGGTGAGTCTCGGAGGGCAGAAGCTGCTGAGAAGTCGGCTAGAGATGCCCAGCAACAGCTTCAGAGTGTTCAGGCTTATTATGATAGCCTGCTTCAGAAGCAGTTGGAGAGCATTCCTGACGAGGACAAAGCTACTGCGGAACGGGACTTTTACCGACAGAGGCTTAACCAGATTGAGGCAGAGCAAAGGCAAGCCGAGGCTCTACGGCGGGAGCGAGAGTTTGAAGACTATTTTGACCAGCCATGGATAGAAGTAGCCGATGAACTAGGCATAAAGCTTGACGATCCTCGTATTGATTGGGCTTATGATACCAGAGACTTTGTAGTTCGGAAGAAGCGAAGACTGGCAAGCTTCCGCAAACTTGAACGAGAAATCCTGGAGGATAAGATGAAGACCAATCTGAGTGAGGAAAAGCGCAAGCGTGGCTTCGACCAAACCGAGCCTTCTGGGATTGGAACATCAGGAAGTGATGAGGAATTCTGGAAGGCATGGGGCACGGGAGAGGCTAATGACCGTGCCCGTGCTCGAAAAGTATTTGACAAACTATTGAAAGGAGGATAGCTAGATGGCTGGAAGTGGATGGCAAACTACCTCTTCACTTGCTGAAGCCCTGGATGATGTTAGAAGCTCAGCCAGGACAATCAGAGAAGATGAAGGTGTTATGTCACAGCTCGTGGAGAAGCGGACGCTTGGCAAGAATATAGGCAACACGTGGCAGGAAATCACTGTTGGTCAGCTTGTTGCGCAGGCGGTTACTGAGACCACTGAGCTAGATAATCCGCAGGTGCCAGGCTTAACCCTCCTCCAAATCACGCCAAGTATAGTTGGTTTGGAGACCTTTATCACAGATAAAGTGAAGGAGAGGATAAGCAGGGTAACCTTTGTGGAGCTAGGCAAGGCTGGGCAGTTGGCAATGCAACGTAAAAAGGATGAGGATGGCCTTGCTCTTCTAGCAAGTGGGACAACCACGTGTGAGCCAGGAGCTGGGGCAACTTTAACCAGCGGTTATATTGCTGCTGCTACCTACAACATACTCAGCAATACTACTGAGCCTGGTCATAAGCCACTCCATTGTGTGCTTCATGGCTTTCAGGTAAAGGACCTGTATGATGAGTTAGTTGCTGGAGTAGGCACGGCGGTTGTTACTGAAGGCCCCACAGCTCGTGTTCATGCTGAAGGCTTTACACTACCTATCGCTGGCTGCAAGGTCTATATTGATGGCAACATCACTGTAGATGGTGAAGACGATGCAATTGGTGGTGTCTTTGCAAGCGATGCCTATATCCTGATTCAAGGCAGTGCTGCGAGAATCGTGGACGTCCGTAACGAGAAGCGAGGCGGTGGCGGGAACCATGTCTACCACTACGATGATTATGCTTACGGTGAGCGTAGCAGTGGAAACTGGGCATACCGCATGAAGAGTGACGCTACCGCACCAACTTCGTAGGGTAGATAATGCCTCAGAAACATCAGAGGTCGATACAGAATAGGCAACGAAGATGCCTTGAGGCACAAAGACTTCGATAGTAAAAAAATCAGATAGTGCGAAGAAGACGCCTATCGAAGGAGGAAAACAATGGCTAATGTAGGCCCAACAGGGATAGTTCGCTACGAGGAGAAGCTAGCTGTTGACAATATCAGCACGGCAGCGGCCGATGGTATTGGCTGGCTAACCTCAGCAGATGCTGCCGATACGGCTTTCGCTCGTGCTGTGGCTGCGGGGAAAGGCTTGCATCTTGCTGGTGCTCTTGCTGCAACCGACAACAACATGATTGAGCTCTGTGGTGACAGTCTGATGTTCGCAGGCCAAGAGGGGCATTGTGCGGTTGAGTTGCTGATAGCGTTTGATGTCATCACTGACCTGGCATTCAACTTCGGCTTCAATGATGCCGTCCTGGAGACCAGCAACACTTTGCCCTGTGAGTTGGCAGCGAAAACATGGGTAACCAATGCTTCTACATTTGCTGGTCTTGTCTTCGATGTAGACGCTACCGACGATGAGCTTCATGTCATGTGGGTAGATGATGACAATGATAGCGCAGAGGCAATAGCTAACCTTCGTATGAAGGGGATAGCACCCACCGCTGGAAAGTGGTTGTTCATG